TCAGCCAGGACCAACAGCGACTCAAGCTTTGCAGGTAGAAACACCTGTGAAATCAACAGTACAACTAAAGAAAGAAACCTTAGAGAAGTACAGCAATACTGTATACAAGCCTTCTGAGACGCTAACAGACGAAGAACTAAAAGAACTTCTATCAGCTGTTGGTTTTGAAGGAAAAGCCCTTAAACAGGCTTGGGCTATTGTTAAGGCAGAGTCTAACGCAAGACCTATGGCTTACAATGGTAACAGGAAAACTGGAGACAGTTCCTACGGAATTTTTCAGATTAATATGTTGGGTGAACTCGGCATTGATCGTAAAGAAAAATTTGATCTAAAGTCAAACATTTTATTGTTTGACCCAGTAATAAACGCAGAGATAACGTATTACATGACTAAAGGCGGCACTGATTGGTCATCGTGGTCTTCCCTAAATGGGGCAAGGCACAAAGAGTTCCTAGCGGAATTCAAACATTAGAAAGGAAGGTACATGAAGATACAATACGTGTCTAAGTACCTTTCTCTTTCGGGAGAGGGCCTTGTTCCAGAGCTATTATGCCCAATGGATCAAGGCTCTCTTTATCCCAATCAGGACTTTGAAGAGAACATATTTTTATATTGCCTAACTTGCTCATACAAGAAAACAATCGGAATTGTCGACTATAATAATCTTGTAGCATTAGTAGAAAAGATCATCAATGAATAAAGAGCCCGAAAAAAGTGCGCCGAAAATAGAACAGCCATTTGCAACATATGAGTTTGAATCAACAGCTTTATTAGAAACTGACGCTATGGGGCGTGAGAAATTTTGGGAAGACTTAGGAAGAGAAAATGACTGAAGAGACAAAGCCATCTGAGAACCTAGAAGACAATCTGCCTATGGTCAATTATATTATGCTTCACCGCATCTATGACATGATGACTATTATGGCAAATAAAGCGGACCCTGAGAAAACAGCTAAAATGATTGAATACCATGAACAAGGATATCTCCTTGGACCTGGACCATCTTTTACTCCACCAGAAGAAGTCAACTAGAATGCTTGACATAGAAAATAACCTGTATTACAATTAAGATGTGTAGGTGATGGCGGCAACGTCTCCCTATATAATGTATAGCAATATACTAGAAAAGCCCATTCGGATCCGCCTCTGAATGGGATTTTTTCTTTTTATAGATAGATATATATAATACGGGCAATATGGACATATAGTGCAATAAGTGCGAAAAAAGTGCTTCGGCGAAAGAAGAGCCATATTGTCATCTATGATCATTTTCAGAATATGCCTTATAAGCCCTGTAACAGGGTTCTAAGCCCTTAACGGGTCATAATTGGTATCTCCGATAATAAGACCCCAGAAAAGGGCGGGAGAAAAAAGATGAGCTATTTAATCTGTATTACAATACCCAGTACATAGGTAGCTATTAGGACCAATGGAAGTAATATAAGGATTCTATATCTCTTCATGATCTATATCTTCATCTAGGTCAAAATCAAAGAAGTCTTCTTGTTGTCCCGCCCAATTTAAAAATTTAGACATAGCTACACCTGAGAAGACTGCTGTCGCAGTTAGCGTAATTAAAGCAAATATCTTCTTCATAATAATATTATACCATAATCCTAGTCAACTACAATATTCAATGCATGATCTGAACAGTAATAGATCATCTTACCTTCTAGCGTTAGCTTAGAAGTATATGATAATTTATCACAGTATGTACAAAAGTTCATTTCTACCCTGCCTTCCGCATTTTTCTTATATGTGTTCTAGCTCTGTGGCAATTAGAACATACTACTTCACATTTGGCTATTTCTTCATCGATTCGTTTCTTAGATAACGTATTGATTAGTTCCGCCACGTTTGCATGCTTTTGTCCACGAACATGATCAAAGTCCATCATATAGTATGGATAGGATATCTTACAATCCATACATGGGTTCTTTTCTTTTACTTCTTTTAAATAACGTGCCAGATGTTCTTTTTGTTTCTTGATCGATATCTTCTCTGGAGACATAAGACAATTATATAACATCTTATATCTAATTTGAGAGAATATTTAGCCTTGGTAAACTATAGATGTATCAATTAGAGTTATATCACGAGATACTATATACCCGCCTGTTTGATCCAGAAATTGTTTTGCTGATGCTTGATCAGCTGCTAATACTTGTACAATCATTTCTACCTTGTAAGTAAAACATGAGCTTTGGTTTGACATATTAATCCTAGTCGACTGCTTTATCATATTCTACTAAATGTTAATAAAATATTTTTTTAGACTTATAGCCTTTATATTTGTTTTTATTTTTTTAATGATAACTTCCAGAATTTAAGCATACAACCCCTATACCCCTTTTATGATTTCTAAAAGAGAACCCCGAAATGATCGGAGTATAAATCCGCCATTCATCGGTTGAACCTATAGTAGGCCTAGCTATTATCTGAAAGTAATTGTATAATACAACTTCCGTCATCATCGCACTTGGAGTTTAACCCCTTGATATTATCTCCGAAAACTGTCCAAGGTTTACAGTATAGCATTTGGTATTTTCGCAAGTCAATGGATCCAAGGAAATTCTTTTTCCCGCCCCCCTTTTTGAAATTTGAGAAAATGTTAATATATTTTTAATTTGTATGATACACACTATTATAAATGTCCGTTTTGTCCGATAGTGCGCCCATAGGCTTATCGGGCTGAGCGTGAGTGTGATGCGACTCACAAAAGTTTTTTACCGACACGCCCGAGAAACGGGCATAAATGTCAGTCCCCCCTGCTAGAATAAATATATAAAGAAAAACAAGCGGTAAAGAAATCCGCTAAAGAAAGGAGCAATCAAATGCTCACTCAAAATACACTAGACAAAATTGTCTATGAATATCAACACGGGGGCGTGAAGTCTAACCACCCCGAATTGACTACCTATGAGCGAAAGGCGTTGCTAAAACACTTATTCTCTCTCCCTACCTATTGCTCAAATTGCCACGGCAAGGGCGAGGTCTATGTCGGAAATGACGAGGACTTTACCATTGAGCCTTGTGTGGTATAAATCACACACGACACTAGCCCAAAATGGGGCTAGATGTCAGTAGGTCGTGATAGTCTTACGACATACAAATAAATAAAGAATTAGAGCGTGAGCCTAGCAAATAATCCGAAAGGTGAGCCTAGCAAATAATCGCTCTCAACAAAATAACAAACTAACGAAAAGGATAGAAAATAAAATGAAAATTACTTACTCAATATGGCAAGGTGCTAACCTACTTAGCGTAGATAACACCGCTAACAATGCTGATGAATTACTAGATGTAATGAAAGACCTAAACAAACTAGGTAAAAACTTTACCTACAATGTAAGAAAAGTAGAGGTAAATAACTAATGTCATACGCATACTCATACCAAACTAATAGCGTATCTAAATGGGATACCATACAGAGCGATATAGCAGACGCATATCGCCACCTTGATGATGAAGAATTAGAGCAACCTCCCGTTGATGATTTTGATGATGTTGATGATGAAGAATTAGCGAGAGTATTCGCTCTCAGTTGGGATAACTAATAATGATTACAGACGGATTTATATTAGAAATAAATAGCGACTACGGATTAGAATTAGATAGTTTCTTAGGTGCTATCTACTTACCTTGGCACACTATTATTATCACCGCTCTAGCGGTAGTAGCCTATAAGGCTTATAAGATTTATCTAAAGCGAAACGGATTAGTGGGGTGGAAATACTAAATGACTACTAATCGCATACTAACTACGCTAGTCCAATTAGGTATCGGTATTCCCGCCCTAATTATGCTCCGCCTTGTATGGCGTGAGATGATCGAGGACACTAAGCAAATGTGGCGTGAATCACACTAGTTATTCGGCGTGTCGGCTTGACAAAGTCAAGCTGGCCCGCAAAGGCACGGGGTCGGGCGTGTCGTTACGCTAATGTTATAGAACCCCTTGAATTTTGTGAGGTTTATCACAAAAAAAGATTTCTTGAAACACGGCGTGTCGTGTTGATAATGTCGGTGTGCTCGTGTATACTACCTACTATAACCACAACGAAAGGTCGATAAAATGACACTAGATGAATACAAGGCTTATGTAGAAGCCACACGCAAGGAAAGCCTATTGAAGGCTATCGCAACAATGTCAGAGGCTAATGATAAGATGTCCTCTCTATTCAATACTAAGGAGGCAGACTAAATGGGTTATGTAGAAATCTTTCGCATAGATGATGAGGGTGCTGGCTGGGTAGATTTATCCGAAGCAACCCCCGATGAATTACTAGATTTAGAAATTGGTTTATTTCAGGAAGGTGCTATCTAATGAAAAAATACACATTTGGCGTTTGGCTAGACATAGACGCAGAAGATGAAGAAATGGCGTTATCTTTATTTGATAGCGTTGTGAAAAATGCTTTTGTTTCAGACTCTTATTGTTTTGAATGGAAAGAGGTCGCAGATGAAATCGCAGTTTGAAAAAGATTTAGAAATCAAGGAAAGTTTTATTGATTTACTAAATGACATTTACCCTAGCGTAAAGATTGGCTACTCTACTTTTACACCCGCCGAAATTTTAGAATGTTGCGACCCAGTAGCATTTGCGATTGGCTTAGTTGAACACGAAGATTATTTAGCAGAAATGGAAAATGAATGAGCGACTTATTCGGATTTGAAAAAGCAATTCAATTAGATCATCTTAGCGATGAGCAAATAAATCAGCTTGAGGAAATCCTAAAAGATTTTCAATAACTAGCGGCGTGTCGCCTTGACAAAAGGTGATCCGCCCGCAAAGGCACGGGGTCGGGCGTGTCGTTACGACAATGTTATAAAATCCCGTGAAATTTGCGGCGTGTCGATTTGACAGACAAATCGGACATATTGATGTGATTAGTATCACACGACTTGAGCGTCTCAGTATTTGGACTTACTGGCTAGTAATGTGAAAATGTCAGTGGGTTCGTGTATAATTCCATACATAACAACAAACGAAAGAAGGTCTGCCAATGGCTACCAAACTATACACAATCGAAAGCCTACTTGTAGGACAAAACTATCGCTCACGAAATCGCCACTTTGAGGGTGAAATCGTATCTGCTCGACCACGCCCCGAAATTTGGTATGGCGATAAAACTGAAGCCTATCTAATCGGAATAAATTATCGTGGCTCAATAAAAACTCAATACGCAACTATTGCGGTGAAGGTCGGTGAATAAATGAAAAGTTTTTCATCTGATGTAATTGACCACAATGAATTTTATCTAATTCACGATTTGATATTTTTCTGTTGTGATGAACAACAATTCCGCCACTCTTGTAAAGAACACGGCGAGATTATGGGTTGCTATTATTGCGAATTTGATTACTCAACAAAATGCGAGTGTGATGAATAATGATAAACTCAGTAATGCGAATAGATTGCTCAGATTGTAATTCAACTGGTCTAATCTTTTTTGGCGATAACAATAATTTTGATGTCGAAACTTGCGATTGCGATTTCGGCAAAGAACAAGATTTATTTTTCAACTAACGAAAGGGAAACTAATGTATAAAATAACTGTTGCTAATGATAGCGAGCCTATCCACTTTGTAAGAGAATACTCAGATGAATTAGAGGCTCACACCGAATTCGCTAAGTATGTGGATTGGGGATTTGCTGATGAATACTCAACTGTAAATCTTTACACACCTAGCGGAAAATGCTACACGAAATTATTTTATCGTGAAGGTAGAAGGGTCGTAGTAAAATGAACGGATACAAATTCAGAACTGCGCTTGCTAAAATTGCTCCTGATTACCAAATAGATGAGGATAATGACGGACAAATTATTATTTACACAAATCTAAAAGATGACGGAAATGATAACTATGTAGAGTTTGACCTAGACGAATTGGAGAACAACTAAAATGATGACACGAAAAGATTATGTCGCTACCGCAGAAATTCTAAAGTATGCCAGCGACAAAACTCACCCCGCTTTATTTTCTAAAATCGTAAATGATTTTGCGGAAATGTTTGCGGTTGATAATCCGAGATTTGATGTAAAACGATTTCACGAAGCGAGTGGATACAATGTTCCTAAATTCACTTCAAGATAAAGTAAAGCGAATTCAGGAATTGCGTCGCAGTAATGCGGCGCAACCTGTTCGCAATAAAAAGAAATACACACGCAAGATCAAACATAAGAATAAATATTCAGAGTAGCGCATAACTATGCAGCTCGCCCCCATAGGCACGGGGTCGGGCGTGTCGTTACGGGTGTGATCAAAATCACCCTGGAAAGCTGGGCCAGGATTGGAATATGTCGGTCCATTCTGCTATACTTGCCATTCAACCAACGATTGAGGTCCAATGAAACTGAAACGCTCTAACGATAGAAAGGTGGCTAACCTTGTCACAAAAAATGGAAAGCAAGCAGCAATTGCCAACACTTTCGGATTACCTGCTGGAAAAAATTTCTCGTGCCCTGGTGCCACTAGTATTTGTGAAAGCGTTTGCTACGCAGGAAAACTCGAAAAGTTATTCCCTGGAGTAAAAACTAATCTGCTACACAATTGGGAATTGCTACGCAATGCCGATATGGATACAATGCTTATTCTATTAGATGAGATGATTGTAGAATTTATCGCCGATTGTGAAAAGAAAGACGCTCCTAAGTTATTCCGTATACACTGGGACGGTGACTTCTTCAATGATACTTATACATATGCCTGGAAAGTAATTATTGAAAATCATCCCGATGTTCAATTTTGGGTTTATACTCGTGTAAAATCTGCAGCGCTTATTCTAAAGGATGTCTCTAACCTATCTCTCTATTATTCTACCGACGATGATAATAAGGAAATCGGTCACGAACTAAAAGTAAATGAGGGAATTCGTCTTGCTTACCTAGGGAAGACATTCGCCGTGACTGAAAGCACAATGAAAGAATTGACTGGCAAGCCTGGCGCTAAGTGTCCTGAAAATATGAAGAGTATTCCACTGATTAGCAATGCAGGGTCCGCCTGCGTATCGTGTGGCTTGTGCGTTTATGGAAAAGCGGATGTTAGATTTTCTGCGAGTAAAAAATAATGACTGACATGATCGGATCTGCAATTGGAATTCTATTAATTGCATTCTTGTGCTCACCAATTGTGCTAGCCATGTACGTGTGGCGTGGTGCCAAGGTTGATAATAATCATGACGGTAAAGATGATGTGCCCTATCGTTGGGAGAAAGAATAACGGCGTGTCGAGTTGACAATTGTCAGCTCGGCCCCTATATGTAGGGGGTTATCCACAGGGTTACGAGAGTTATCCACAACCCCTGAAATTGTGAGTATTATCACAAAAACTGCGACACGCCGAGGATGGATTAGGTAATGTCAGTGCCATACGCTATAATTGCTACTATCCAACAACGAAAGGTAACAATGTCTAATCTAATCAAAGTTCCACACACAGTAGTATTCGAGGCAATAATTGACTTGGATAAAATTCCTGCAAGTTTATTGCCTGCGCTAATTGCGCTTGACGAAACAACACTAAAGCAAATGTGCAAGGAAGCAACACTACACGCACTTGGTATGTCTAATGTATTACCACTTGCTAATGAAAACAATACTTGGGCTGAAGTAACTATTGCGAAAGGAAACTAACAATGGGATACAATACTGCACTAGATTTATCTAATGAGTTTGATTTAGAAGTAGCAATTGGCTATCACTTACAAGGTAATCATTACCCGCCCGTTCCACTATCTATGGTCGAGCCTTGCATCGAGGCTATTGACGCCTATTGGGAAAATGACTACAACCGACAGATCGAAATGCCTGAAGGCGTATTCTATCGAGGCGAAAGGTTTGCACCTGCATCGGCTATTGTCGAACAGCACCACCTAGACGCTTGGCTACAAGAAAGTGACTAAGGTCACACAATAAGTTTCTCAAATAGTGAGATAGGGCTAGACAAATGTCAGACCCCAATGTTATACTTACCACCTACACAGAAAAGAGGCAAAAATGACAATCAACGACAAGTTGTATCAGGTTGGCGATTTATTCACCACCCTAAAGTCAAAAAAGACGGGCGTTATCAAAGAGATACACCCACAAGCATCTGGCTCGGTGCGTGTCTTGCTAGAAATGCCTAGCAAAGAAACTCGCTGGACTTCAGTATCTGCTAAAACACTTCTAGGCGCATAACCTAGAACGAAACAGGGACAGTTTAGAGAGTGTTCTAGTCCAATGTCGTAAGTAAGAACTCTCCACCTTCGGGTGGAAATGTCAGACCCCCCTGCTATACTATCCATAACAACAACCAACCAACGAAAGGCAATAAATAAATGAGCAGACAAATCACAGTAAAGGTCGCAACGACCAAAGTAATCAAGGCACTAGAGGCTCGTCTAGCAACGCTAGAAAACGATTACAACACACAGACCGCAAAGGAAGTAAAGTTCGGCAAAGCGCAAGAAGCGTGGCGCAAGGAAATTGGTAAGTGGGCTATTGCCAACTTCTCAAAGGCTGAGAACCTTCGCACAAACTATCGTGCTTGGAACAACACTCTCAATGTTGATTTTGACATCATCACAAAAGAGGGAACTTTCCCTGCTGAACCTGAAAAGGATTTTGAGGTTATCCATCAGCATCAGTATCGTGAGATGAAAGAGGACATCACAAATGCCCTAACAATTCTCAAGATGACAGATGAGGAAACAGTAAATGCTTCCACTATGAAGCAAATTGCTAAGTATCTCTAAATAGGTTTTGGGGGGTTAGCACACAAAGTCTAGACACCTGAACCCAAACGACCTGAGTAAGTCGCCAAACTGCTCTCCTTCGGGAAACTACTAACAAAGGCAAAACAAATGGCAAATCGCTATCGTGTCGAAATCTATGACGCAAACAAACTCAATGATGTAACAATTTATTCTGAGCAAGGTGTTGATAAGGAATACCTAACTGAATTAGTTTTTAGCAATCTAAATAAATTCAGCGGCAAAATAAATGCTTACGTTTTTGACAACGTAAAGAAAAAGAAGACAACCGCAATGTTCTTAGATGAATCTATTGTGAACTTCAATAAACAATTACTAAGCAAGGCTACAAGGATCGAATTCGGGAGTTAATCCCGAGCTCGGCCCCCAATGGTGAGGGGTTATCCACAGCGTTACGGCCACCTGTGGATAAACCCTGAAATTCTGTGAGATTAATCACACTGATCAATTCGGACATATTGTAACTAATCCTAGACAATGTCAGTGGGGTCTGTTATACTTACAACTAATCAAACGAAAGGTAAAAAATATATGGCTCACAATCTAGAAATGGAAAACGGCGAAGTTGCTTTCGCTCTCCGTGGCGCACCTGCTTGGCACAACCTTGCAAATCGCATCTTTACAAAAGATGAGGAAGTTACAACTGCAACAATGCTTGAAGAAGCAAAGTTAGCAAATTGGAATGTTCGCTTATCTCCACTCACCGACCACATTTCAGAATCTTGGAATGATGTATCTCAGGCTCAGTTGGTTATTCGTGATAACCCATTCAATAAGGGAACTGATGTTCTCGCAACTGTTGGCAAGCGTTACAAGCCAGTTCAGAATGAGGAACTATTTGCATTCGCCGATGCAATTCACGATGCCAATGCTGATTGCCGTTGGGAATCTGCTGGCTCACTAAAGAAGGGCAAAGTTGTGTTCGGAACTGTAGATATTCCACGCACAATGGTTCTTGACCCACAAGGCGCTAACGATGAGACAAAACTTTATCTCATTGTATGGACTTCACACGATGGTTCTGTTGCCGTTCAAGCAGCGGTTACTCCTGTTCGTGTTGTCTGTCAAAATACATTGAACCTTGCAATGCGTAATGCTAAGCAATCATTCAAGATTCGTCATACACAATCTGTTGATGGTCGTATTCAAGTTGCTCGTGAAACTCTTGGGCTTGCTCTTGGTTACTTCGATGAATTCGAAACTGAAGCAAAGGCACTTTACTCTCAGGCAATTACTGATGCTGAATTTTCTAAGTTGATTCAGACAATCTATCCTAAGCCAGATAAGGATTCTGCTAAGGTTGCATTGACTAAGTGGGAGAATAAGGTTGTCCTGCTTGATGAGTTGTATCATAACTCACCAACTAACGCTAACATCAAGGGAACTAAATGGGGTGCGTTCAATGCACTTACTGAGCGCCTTGATTACTATCGTTCAGGTCGTGGCAATTCTGAAACACTAATGGCTGGTGCATCAGGCTTTGACCCAATTCTAACTGCTGAGAAAAACAAAATCAAGAAATTGGTTTCTGCTTTCTAAATAAATAAATCCTGAGCAAGATTCAAAACTGCTCACAATTTTTTCTTGATCCATTAGCTCAGTTGGTTAGAGCGCTACCCTGTCACGGTAGAGGCCGACGGTTCAAGTCCGTTATGGGTCGCATATCAATATGTGAGACGCCCGCAGTATTAAGGGAACTAAAACTGTGTTACGACTCACATAAAAAATCCCCTGAAATCTATTGCATATGTCAGTGGGGTCGTGTACAATACTCCATATACAACAACGAAAGGTATAAAATGTCATCACGAACTAAAGGTTACATTGGAACACTAGTGGACGGCAAAAAGCTTGCCACAATTGCAAATGGTATATATAACTTACAATACAGTTCAGACTTTTCTGAGTGCACAGTAGATAATCTATTGTTTATTGAATTAGAAGAGAAGAATGTATTTGGGGATCCTAAATATGCTCTCGTATGCTCAGAGGGTGTTGGCTGGGAACAAGATACATATGGTTGCCTAGAAGTACCAACAAACATCGGCGCTATGGGTCTATGGAATGGACGTGTCTTTATCTCAGTAGATACTGTTAAGTCTTGCCTTACTGATAAGACTGAGGATATATCAGATTACATTAGAGTCTTTGGCTCCCGCCTTGATTCCAACTGCTCCCTATGGCAGTCCAAGATGTCAGTGGCTACTGCTACAATAGCGCAATGACAAAGTATCAGAAGTATACCTGGGTGTGCACAGGCGACTGTGACGCATTAATCGAATACACATTTAAAGATGGCTATGGATGGCCAAACGGTGTGATGGACCTCACATGCAGATGTGGGACCAATTGCACATTATTGTCAGTGGAAGATGCTACAATACCGTATACAGATTCACCCCTACCAACGGAAGAGGAAAAAATGGAAACAACAGAAACATCAGCAGTAACAGTTCCCGATACATATAACCCTAACCTATTGGTTACCTACAAAGTAATCCGTGGTTATTCAGATGCAGAATATGCAACTGACAAGGTAACATCAATTGAGTGGGACTTGCACAATGCACGTCAAGCACAGAAAACTAATGGCGTCTACCAAGACAAGATTAATACAGTCAAGGACATCATCACTGAAGTCTATGAAGATTCAGATGACAAGGATACACTACGTTCAATCGCAGAAGCCCTTGGCATCGAATTGGTTCGAGAAGTTTTATTCACTGCAACTCTCGAAGTTAGCGGAACATATACATATAACATTCTTGAGAATGATTATGACCTCGACCTTGATTCAGAAGTCACAGATGCTCTTTACGCCGATTCAAATAACGGTAACATCACAATTGATGACACCGAAGTTTGCCACGTAAGGGAAGCATAATGTATTTCGAGTTGACTGCTCCCGATAGGCTATCTCTTGAGATGGCTTATTGGGATGCACAAATCACAGGGCTCGACCCAGAATTTATGCCACCGTTGACATTCAATGTTGGAACTGGTAGTATTGAGAAAGTAAGTCGTATTCGTGACAAGTATAATTTATCCGAATCATATTGGTCAGACAGAGAAGCGACAGGATACAAGGAGAAATAATGTCAGATTACAAGGATGGTTTTGAGGACGGGTATAAGTTTGCTCGTGAAGAGATTATGGAGAAGTTGGCAGAGATTGATATCGCTGACATCGACTCTTGGATTCTTGACCGTCTTTCAGAAATGATTGAAGGTGGGTCACTATGACAACCGAAGATCTAAATCGCTGGATTGGTTGTGATCAATGCAGCACGGCACAGGCAATGTATCTAATTAAACTTATGGATGGCGAGCTTTTCTTTTGCGGGCACCATTTCAATAAGAACAAAGAGGCCCTTGACAAGGTCTCATACGAAGTGATAGAATTAAACAAAATAGAAGAAGCGGCACCTATACTAGAAACGGCGGAATAAAATGGGCGATAGAGCAAACTTTGGTTTTAAAGACCGTAAGGGAGATACAATCTTTCTATACGGCCACTGGGCTGGACATCGAATGCTAGAGAATCTAGCCAATGCTGTGGAGCAGGCACGTCCACGCTGGTCCGATGAATCATATGCTACACGTATCTGTGTTAGCCAATTGGTAAATGAAGAATGGGCTAGCGAAACAGGTTGGGGCCTAAATGTAAATGAATTAGGTGACAACGAGCACAAGGTCCCTATTATTAACTGGGCCGAAAAAACGTTTACCCTAATGGAAGAGGACCTGCAGACAGAGGTCTTCAGCCAATCGCTGGATGCATTTGTTGCTAAGCATTCCAGTCAACCAAGTATGGTATAATTAATCCAAGGACCTTGGTCCTGGTTTTAATATAGAAATGAAATGGTGCATCTATTTAGTCTACGGGCCAGGTGCTAAGTAAAGCGGTTTATTTCTTTCGTTGGAAATCAGCAGCCATATTCATACCCCCCAGCTATAAGCTGGGGGTTTCTTTTTGCCCACAAAGACATGAGGGTATCATATCTCTTTTACGACGTCAATATAAAAAGCCCTAGAATTTTGTGATCTTGACCACATTCTGAATAAAATGTGGTGTGAAACACACCCAAATACTATTCCAAATGTCAGTGGTCCATTGTATAATTGGAACATATCAACGAAAGGATATAAAATGCCAAATTGGTGTTACAACACATTAACTATCCAAGGACCTAAGTCTGAGGTAGATATGATTAAAGATAGATTGAATGCTCCATTTACATTAGCACAGGAGACATTTGGTATGGGTGATATTTCTTCTATGGGTTTCCCCACCAAAATTGAACAGGTAACTTATTCTAATCCTGTCTTTGCTTTCTTTAATATCCACTCATATAAGGATGACGGTATTACTGATGAGGAATATGCCTGCCAGCCTTCTCGTGGTGATATAGATATTCAGAATGACCCTGATTGGTTCCGCAAATCTGTTGAGTTTGCTAAGACTCAGAAGGATTGGTATTCTTGGAATAATTCCAACTGGGGAACTAAATGGGATGTAGCCGTCCGTGACGGTGATGAATATCCAAATACAGAATTGCTTGAATATAAATCAGAAGGTGATGACAACTGGGTTGTATATAAGTATGAGACTGCTTGGTCACCTGCTGTAACTATCTTAACTAAACTATCTAATCTTGTTCCTAACTGCCTGCTTACTTTAGAGTATGAGGAAGAAACAGGTTGGGGTGGGGAATATGAGATTGTCCGTGGTGATGTTAAAACTATTCTAGAATATGAGAATCGCTGTTATGCTTGCCAATCTTTTGATACATTAGATTACTGCGAGAATGACTGCGGTGAATTCTGCTCTGAATGCAATGAGGGTTCTTGGCAGAATGAAGTGGAAATGGCAGAATGTCAGACCCATAGTGTAATATTAGCAAATCAGAAAACCTACACACAGGAGGAAGCATTAAATGGCTAGTTTCTTAGAAGATGTAAATCAAATGGTAATTGACGCTGTCTATCAAGATATAGCAGAGCAATTGCTAGAAGACTGGATTAATAATAATCTTGACGAGGGTCAATATTATGCAGATAAACAATTTGCTGAAATGTCAGGAGATAGGTTTATCCAAGATGAGTTTAATAAATTCTATAATCTAAAAGAAGGAGATGAGGACTACCTATGAGAAGTTATGACTTTGTAATTAAATTAGCAGGTAGTGTATCTGCTAACAATGAGGAAGAAGCACACGAGAAAATTAATCTACACCTAGACGATTTAGGTGCAGTAGATAGTTTAAGATACGATTTGGAATGGCCTGATGTATCTTGGGATATGGAGTATGAGTTATGCTAGGTTATACTGAATCCGATCTAAATAGAATGATTAATGCTGTTCACGATGCTAAGTTATTCTATCTTAGGACCCCGTCCGATTTAATGGACAAGCAACCTTTGAGGAAAGACCTAGAAGACGCTGTTAGTTTCTTGCAAGGTCTGTGGGCGGAGGGTTACTTTGACCACACAAACTAAATCTAGTAGGTTCATAGAGTATATGAAGATACATCTAATTAGTCTTATGCAAGACTTAGAGGCATTAGAGGATGAAATGGAGAAACTCGATATGAACTCAAAAGCTTTTGTTGAATTAGACTTTGAATTCAATATCAAATCAGGAGAAATTACAGCAACCAGGCACTTATTGTCAGTGGCAACTGATATAATGAATGAATCTAACGAAAGGGTATATGGATGAAACTATCATCAGAAGTAAAGGAAGACCTGCAGGACCAAGCCGACCAAATCATTTACTTTGAAGCAGCAATGTCCAATGAGGACAAAGCCTCCAAAGCAGTCTATAACCGCCTTGTAGAGATTTACAAGGTTGCATTTAAAGAAGGGGCAAAGAAATGACACCTGAAGATATTGGACTACCTCCACATCTACAACGTCTAATTAATTATGATATTAATGGATTAGATATAATGCACGGGGAACTAAAAAACCTTATGCTTATTTGGGAGAAAGAACTAGAGAAGGCCCAAGCAATTGAAGACGAGACCGAAGAGGCAATGGATTCAATGGAACGCAAATACTGTGAAGGTTTCCTTGACGCCCTAACAGCGTTATATAAACTAACATATGATTTGTCATTCGCAATTGGTGTGCGTGAAGAAAATAAAAAGGATGGGCACTAATGCTGTCATACGAGCCAAGTCTAGAAATCCTGGAAGTTGAATACTCTTGTAGTCCAGGAGGAGTTGATCTATTTGAAGTCTATGATAAAACAGATATACCTTTATCTGTTCCAATATATGAGACTGAATCCTTGACGGATGCTGTGCTCTACTGTTATAATTTAGGGAAAGACTTTACTGTCAAAACATTAGCGGAATGGAATGAAAGGGAGTTAGCATATGAAGCCTGATGATAAAGATAAACTCAACGAATGTTTAAAGATTCTTGATTCCACCGACCTCGGATTATCCCTGGTTTGGTTGTGGACCTGGTCCACCATTAACAACATAATGGAAGACGAGACCTACAAGAAGAAGGTCACCATAGACCAAATGTGGGACAACCTCTGTGAGGCTGTCTCTGCGGGCCAAGGCTTCTCTCTGGAGTATGGTGCCGAACAGCACAACGAAGACGTCCTTGACTGGATGATGAACCGTGAATACATTGTCGACACAATGTTCGAAGATGATGAGGAGGAAGAAGATGAAGATGAGTGATGAATACATTAATGATCAGTTAAGTAAGGCCCAAGCTTTGTTATGGGGTGGCAGCGAAACCGAGAACATCGAAGCCCATAATATAATCTCTAAACTAATTAGAGATAGAGTAGAACAAATTTCTAACTGAGGGCAACATTTTAAGTTTACGGTGCTATTTACAAATTCGTGGATAGTTGATATAATTAAAGCAAACCAGATCTAGAAAGGATCAAACACATGACAACAAAGCGAGAATATCTAAAGCAGCAAGGCATTGCAGTAGGCGTCCGTGGACGTTTCTCAGGAGCAGCCAAGGTAGCTCTACAGGAGGCAGCTTCAAAGGGGATCACATTTACAGCTGAGACTCCAGTCAAGAAGGCTAAGTAAAACCAGGGACGGGGTTGGGGCTTCGTTGGTCCTTGACCCCGTCTCTTATTTTTGGTATAATCGAGGGTTAGGAAAGGCGGACTATGAGTAAGACACAAGAAACTAAACTAGCAGAACAGTTAGCAAATCTAGCAGACGACCATTGGTTCAACCCTGCTATCTTTGGTAGATATTTGGCGGAACAGCCATTGTATACCATTGACCGAGTTATGGAAATGGTTGCTCATATTATCAGTGAGCAAGCAAAGGTCTATCATCTCCAAAGAGTTAGAGGAACTTCGTCAGAAGGTCTGCTTCTAGCAAATGAACTAAACGAATGTATCAAAGCATATCAAGAAATGAATGTTATAAATAATCTAACATTACCTAAATCCGTTGTATATAATTTAAAGCGGGAGGTAAAAGTAGAACCAAGACCCTTTGGTTATACAGATATAGATAAGAACCCATTTGACCAAGTATAATATATCTGACCGAACAGATAATATATCTATCTAAGTATTACTCAGATATAGCCCAAGATATCCACAGGTTTATCCACAGCCTGTGGATATTTTTGTGTGTGGGCATGAGGGCCAAATTTTCTATTTACGACAGATGATCCCAAACGCCTGAAATTGTGGGCAAATTTTTCTATTTACGACGAGCTTATAAAAATCCCTTAAAAGTTATAACAAATCTAATATAATATATATAGATCGATATAGAATGTATATTAAATCTAATAGAATGTGATCAAAATCTGCCAGAATTTGTCAGAATTTTTCTACGAAAATCTATTGACAAAGTGGGCCAAATATGCCATTTACGAGGCTATTGACAAAATCCCTGAAATATGCAGAGGGATATATTTTTGTATGCAGAAAATTTGACATTACGGTTATGATAATGGTATGCTCAATTACATAGTTATATTCAAATAGATATAAGTATAGTATTTAATATAGTATCTATAGTATTAATTCTCCACTATGCTCCACTTTACTCCACATATAAAGCCTTCTAAGGGGTATATGAGCCATGTTTATGGGCGGGGGGATATAGGAGATGGGGACTTATTTAGTCTAAATTGTACACAGGCAGCAAGGACTTGCATCGTGTACAGAAGAC